AATTTACGTCTTTGTTTAAAAGATATAGATACTCGTTACTTGGATTAATAACAGCTAAGCTAAACGTAGCCAACCAATCAGCAGGCATCGCTAAATATTTATTCCCGGTACTTAATGTTCCTGTTACATTTTTTCTTAATGCAGGAAGTTGTACAGTATTATAGATACGTTGTTCTGCTTGGCGGATAAAGTTATTCATATCCGTAGTTGTAAACGTATTTTCTGTGTAGTCCTGTATTTGAACAACAAGCTGAGAATAATTTAAAGCCATGATTACGCCATTGGACCTCTAGCTTTACGGCCTTTAGTTGCTGCGCCATTACCGCGAGTCTCAAGTTCACCATGTCTATTGATAGCCTTAGAACCAGGATCTCCTGCACTTACACGTTGTACACCCGTACCTTTATTAAGGTCTTGTGCTTTTAACTTGTTAGGATCTTGTGAAAAATAAATGTCTGCGTTTGCTACATCTACTGGTTGTTTATATTCTGCCATAATATTTATCCTTTTTTCTGTGCTGCAATTTTAGCCATACCACGACCCATAGTTTTCATGTCAATGTTCTTTTTACCACCTTTAGAACCTGCATGTTTAGGGCCTTTTTCGATACCTACTTTAGCTCCGTCGTCACCTAAGTTACGACCTTTGGTTTTACCTTGTTTAGTAATACCGTCTGCGCCTGATTTATATGCCATTTTACTTCTCCTTAAGATATTGATATTGTTACATCACCTAGTACACTTGTTCCTACTAAGTCATTAGGTGTTAATGGTGCATCGAAATAACTAGCGCCACCTACTGGATTCCAGCCCCACTGTATGATTCTACTGCCCATCAACGGAACACCTGTTTGTGATGTAGAAGTTCCTGTTGTTTCGTCCGTTTGTAAACCGTTTAAACCTGACTGATAATAACTAGGACTATCAGGTCTTGGGTTACGCACTGCTTGCGGATCGTTAACTGGGTATAGGCCTAAGCTTAACTGTGGTTGATCCGGTTCCCAACACTCAGGACATACAAGTATATTAACATTTTTGGTCTTAATAACCAATGTTTTAAGTTGTTTTAGTTTGAATCTAAATCCACAGCGATCACACTGTGCAATCGAGTTCTTGGCGCTGGCAAATTTAGTTGGCATCGTCTACCTTATGTAACTCATATCTCTAGGCACAAACCTAACGCTTGCTTTTTCTCTATCCTCGTCAGCTGCTAATTGGAACGCTGCTTCATAATCTGCTCTTAACATCTGAATACGATCAGGAGATACATTAGGTAACTTCATACTTAAATACGCAGCTAACCCTGCAACCATGCAAGGAATAAATCTAAACGGAATATCTTCTACTGAGATACCGCTACCTGCATCTTGAATTCGTCTTAATCTGTAATACACAAACTGATAAAAATTACTTTGATCCGGTGCTGGCCATACATTGACTGTAGGTAAGTTCTGTACAAATACTCTAGTAGCCGTAGTATGTGTTGCAGCCACCGTGTTATTAACACCACGTATACATCCAGTTAGTTGGTAGTATGTTGTAGAGCCACTTGTTGTCGTTGTAAGTCCGCCATATTGAATGGTTTCGTTATCTAATCTAATAAAGCCAAACTGCGCTAATCCTACAATAGAAGTTAAGTTAATCGTAGTAGCCGTTGCAGTAACTGCACCATCTGTATACAAATCAGTAGGGTTCTCTTGACCACTCTGTCTATTAATCCACACTTGTATAGGACGACCCGTTGCATTCTTATTAGGTATCGTAATGTAGGTAGATTCGGATATTCGGTTAATATTAATATCTTGTTGGTTTGATCCTGTACCGGTTCTAGTCACCATGTCTAACAAATCAATCGTATCAGTAGGCAACGCATACATAATTTGACCTTGGTTTAAATTAATTTGACCAGGTTCCACAGTCCACATATTAATACCACGATTAGCCCACTCAATAGTAAGTAGGTTTAGTGAACGTCGTGCAGTACGTAGTTCATATCCAGTACGTAATTCTTGTCCGCATCGTTCAAATGCATCTTCAACAAGATTATTTAAATCTAAGTTAAAACTCGTCTGCCCTGTGGTTCTATCTACCATTATTTAACTCTTCTATAAGGTTTTACTTTTTGTTTAATTGATTTAGGTTGAGCTACAAACTGTTTACCTTTAGCTTTACCTGCTCTTTTAGCCTTCGTTGTAGCAGCATACTCTTGAGGGCTTAATGCTTTAATTGCTTTTTCTGGTAAGTATCTTTCACCTGTTTCACTAGACTTTTTACCAGACTTAGTTGTCCACTTTTGTTCACCCCATGATTTGAGTGAACGTTGAGGCGCTGCTAAACCACCACTAGCCATTTTCTTTTTACGTCCTGCACAATGTGCTTTTTGAGAAAACCCTTTTGGATTATCACAATCAATAGACGATTTATATTTCTTTGACCAACTCACTTATATCCGCCACCTGCAGCTTTATATTTCTTAGCAACTAGTTGTGCTTTTCTGGCTGACCATTGACCAGCACCAGTACCGTGTGTTGCCGCAGCTTTTACTTGAGACACTATTCTTTTACGTAAACTAGGTTTGGTGTAATTACCAGCTTTGTTTACGGTACCGCCTTCTTTATACTGAGTAAAGTCCGTGTTGTCACGACGTTTTTTAACAACGCCTTTAGGCATAGTATTTTCTTTTGCACTAGGTATCTTAGTTTTCTTTATAGCGCCCATACCACGTGAAGGTCTCATTAGCAGATCTTTCCTCTAGTTTTGCCTTTTGTAGCAATACCATCTGCACGAGATGAAGCAGTACCACCTTTAGCCATCTTTTTAGCTGAAAACATTTTATCAACCATTTCTATACGTTCAGGTTTAGTTGTAACTTTATTGATAATATCTAATCGTTTAGCTTTGTCTTTCTTTGCATCATAAAAGCCAGCTTTTTTTAAATCTGTAATTACTCCGCCTTTTTTCTTAGCAGGTATTGGGCCCATATCTTTTTCAGATTCGCCAATTCCTTTTGGTGGTGCAACTACTTCATCAGGTAAAGCTTTAGTTTCAGGAGACATATCACCCGCTTTAATTACTTTTACAGGTTTCTTTTTAGTGTCTACTTCAGGTTTTTTATTTTCAGCCATGTTAGCTCCTTAGCAAATCTTGCCTTTAGTTTTACCTTTAACAGCAATACCGTTAGCTTTAGCGAGTTGACCACCTTTAGAATAACATGATCCACCTTTTTTCATCTTAGTCATACCGCCTGATTTAAGCTTAGCTAAGTCTGACTTTTTTCCACCATGAAGTTGTTTTTCATGCATGCCTACAGCTTTTTTAGCCATCTTTTTATCTTGAGCCATGTCTGCATCGCCGCCTTCTTTATAAGCCATGCCACCCATTTTCATTTTCTTTTTTGCCATACCGCCTTTTTTCATGTATCCCATTTTATTTCTAGCCTCCGTTGGTAATTTTGATAATCCTGGATTTTCACTCGCATCTACTTCTTTTAATGCTCCTGTTGATCCGCCTGATCCGAACTTCTTACTTTTATCTGCTTTCATAAACTCTTCTCCTACTGATTTTGGTATACCTAGTCGTTTGGCTGCTTTTGGGTCGTTTGCAACTAGAGCCATTAAGTTGTGTTGTTTTTTAGATTTACTTGGCATTTAATCGTCCTTTGTATCTGTGTGTTGTTTTACTTCTTCTACGTACTTTTTAATACTTGTTTCAATTTGTTCGCTAAGTATTTCTTTATTTTCTTGTATAACTTCTGTATTAGTGATGTCATCTAATAACTCCTTTTGTTTTTTAGACTTAAATATTTTATCTATAAAAGCTTTCATGTTATTTTCCTAACCAGTGCGTCACCATCCAGCTTATAACGCCTGAAATAATAGTAGCAATAGCAATAAATACTTTCCATCCGCCTTTGATTTCTTCTAGTGTTTTTTCAATACCATCAAGACGTTTTTTTAATTGTTCCATGTCTTCCATAATACTATCCACGTCTGATTGGATATGTTTAATTTCTACACCGTGTTCTATAACTTCGCGTTCTGCACTCATTTGCAATTCCACCTTTTTAGTGATGCGGCTTTCCTAGTTGGTCTACCTTTTTCATCTTTCATAGGACCAGGCATACCAGACATCCTAGCACAAAACGATCTCTTACGAGCGCCACCTTGTGGTTGAGGAGCCTTTAGGTTTGACCCAGTAGCTGCGTTATACTTTGCACGACCTTTAGCCGTGAGCCCTGCACCTTTCGATACAGGAAGTTTCTCACCGCGTCCAATAGCTAAGCTAGGACCTTTTTTCTTATTAGCCATAAATTATTTGTGCTGCATCTAAATTAACCATTTCAGCGTATACGCCTGTTTCAGCTCTTATGCCTTCACCTGGAATGAACGGGACGTTGGTAAATATATCAGTAGCTACGGTTTCATAAGTAAGTAACCATTTACCAACAGCATATACAGCTGCGGTACTAGCAATACTACGCGAGTTAATATCTGTAAGGGTGAATGTATCTGCGCCTGTTCTAGTAATAGAATATGTACCGTCAGTAGCTGAAACACCAGAATTTGATAAAAAGTGAATCCCTATAATATCGCCTGTAGATAAACCGTGTGCAGTTTTAGTTACTGTTACAGTATTAGCTGTTTGTGCATAAGTTACGCTTGATGATACAGGTGTTGAAGAAGTATCAAATAAAACTACATATCCAGCGGTAGCTGAACCTGAAAATGATAGACCTTTTACACGAACAGGATATTTTACCATATAGCCACTAGAATTTAAGTGGGCTTGTTTTACATCATATTGCATTGCCATATTTATTCCCCTTTTGTTTCTTTGGAGTCGAGCCGTTCCACTAATGCAGTATATGCATCGATGGCGCCCTGAGAAGCTGTAACAAAACTAGATGCTTGGTTACGCTCTGCCTCAAGACGCTTGATCTCAGACAAAAGAAAGTCTTTTGTAATTTCCATTTATTAAGCTGCTGCTGAAACCAATAAGTAGTATGCAGTGCCTGTTGAGTCAATAATTTTAATTGTCTTAGTAGCTGACACTGAAACTGCATTTGCAACCATGGTTGATGGAACATTAAATAGATTTGATAAGCCTGTACCTGCACCGCTGTTAGTAAATCTAATCCAAGAAGCTGTTGCTGGTAATGTAGCACCTGCACCTACGTCAGAATCAGCTTGAATAGCTGCAATAGTACCGCCTGGAGTAACAGAAGCTGCTAAACCTAAAGTAGCACGTAAAGCATTACCTGCACCTGAGATTGAACCGCCTGTGTTTACAGACATAGAGATGTGAGCGCCGTTAGTTGTTTGACCTGCGCCTTGTGCTGCAGTTACTACTGAGAAAGCTCTTAATGTTTCGCCTGCACCTGCACCTGCGAATGTTAATCTGTTATAAGATAAGCGTGTATCACCTGATGCAGCTGTTGTTGTTGCA